GGAAACATCAAGTGGACTGCTGGGGGCGTTGCTCAAATCTTGCGGAACGAACGACATTGTGGAGAGGTTTTAACCCGGAAGACGATCACGGAGAATTACCGTACGCACCGTGTCTTGAAAAATCGCGGGGAGCGTCCGCAGAGCCGATATCTGAATCACCACGAACCAATCATCTCGCGTGATGATTTCATAGCTGTTCAGCGCATGCTTGACAATGCAAAATATGGCAACAAATCCATCCTGCCAGAACTAAGAGTCATAGAAACAGGATTCTTCAAAGGCTTTGTCATCATCAACCCCCGGTGGGCTGCATTCAAAGAGCCTGAGTATATCCTGGCTGCACAGAGCGTATATTCACCCGGGGAGGAGCAAGCCACTCCAGAAGAAGATCCAGAGGTTCGAGTTGAGGTCGAGCCTGGAGATTTTGATCTTAGGGGGTTTGAAATCGCTCGATCGGAGTTCTTTGACCTGTATCGCCGGCCGGCAGTTTCTTTTCAAACGCGCCGCATCCAGTTTACTGCCGAATGTGTTCAGAAGTTCGGAGAAAAATGCTATATCGAAATGCTTATCAACCCGATAACCCGCAAGTTTGCGATCCGGCCAACTGAGAAGTCTAATAGGAATGCTGTGCAATTCTCAACGCTCAGTGCAGGCCGTCGTATCGCCCGAGCGATTCCATGTGCTGCATTTGGTGATACTCTCTTTTCTCTATTTGGCTGGAATCCAGATTATAAATACCGGATCATAGGAACACTTATCGAGCAAGGCGAAGAGGTTGCGTACCTCTTTGATGCAGAAAACTCGGAAGCTTATTTCAAATCCTACATGATCCCTTCCCATGAAGAAGGTGAAGATGGATCACCGGCTGCAATTCAGCCCTTAACCCCATCTGGGAAGCACATACGAGCAATTCCCGAAGAGTGGACGACGTCTTTCGGTAAAGAGTTTTACGTCCATGAACAGCCTCTGTCAGTCCTTGAGAGTCAAAGCGAGGCAGATTGGATGCTTCGCCTTCAAGGGCAGCTCGTAGAAACCGGGAAGAAAATCCATGTCACAGACTTCGAGACATTGCGGATGTACATCAAAGATGAGTTGAGTAATATACAACTACAGGAGGTAAACGATGGCTGAACAGAGGGAAATGACGGACCAGCAAATCTTAGCGGATCTCCTTAAGCGGGTTGAGCAGAGCGCACGCCCGGCCCCTGCCGAGGAAGAAATCCAAGAGAAACCCGAAATCATAGTGGAGGATGATGAGATCCTTGAACTAGGCGACTCTTTCGATTTTGATGGGTTCCAGGTTGTGCGCCGGGAGTTCTTTGCGCATATCAAGGAACCATCGGTATCATTTAACAACTGCAAATTCTCGGTAAACTCAGCATGTATCGCTAAGTTCCCGGATACTGAATTCGTCCAGGTAATGGTAAATCGGAATACAAAGATTCTTGCCCTCCGGCCGTGCGACGAAGGAGCCCGAGACTCTTATCCCTGGTGCTATTACTCCAAAGGTCGCCGGAAACCGAAAGCAATCACCTGCAAGCTGTTTTTTGCAAAAATTGTATCTCTCATGGATTGGAATCCGAATTACCGATATAAGTTGCTTGGCCGAGTGATCCATGCAAACGGTGAATATCTTCTGGCATTTGATCTCACAGCAACAGAGGTTTACCAGAAAAGCACCTCAGATGATGGTAAGACAAAAACCTCCAGAACACCTGTGTTCCCGGCAGGCTGGCAAGATCAGTTTGGACTTCCTTTCAGTGAGCATGAACAGTCGATGCAGATTAACATTTTCGACGGATATGCCGTATACGCTATCAAAGACCGGACACCGGGCAAAGCAGGATCTGCTGGGGATTCAGATGAAAGCATGCAGTTAGCGATCCCCGATGCGTCTACTGGCGGAGGTGTCCTAAATGAATGAAAGCCAATCATTATCCACAACAATATCGATTGATGTGAAAAAATACCGGATACGGGTTTTTAAATCAGCGCTCCATCAAATAGGGACTCCGGAGTTTATACAGTTGCTTGTGAATCCGGAAGAGATGATGGTTGCTATCCGGGCAGTCGATAAGGAACACACGAACGATCAGACGCACAAGGTTGGGAAGAAGATGCATAACCGAAATGTAGAGTTTTACAGCCGTGCGTTCATTGAGCGTTTATGTTCCATCTGCGGGGATCTAGAAAGAGGGTCAACTTACCGTTTGACTGGCAGGGTGTATCCGGAGCAACGAGCGCTGCTATTTCCTTTGAAGACTATCCGAAAGGTGTCTGAGGAAGGAATGGTTGAATGAACGAAAAAGGTCTATACCACTTAGAGATCGATGAGGAATTCCGGCAGCTTATTCGACCTCTGCAGAAAAAGGAATTCGAGCAGCTGAGAAAGAATCTGCTTAAGGATGGCTGTATTGATCCCATAATTACATGGAATGGTATTATCATTGACGGTCACAATCGGTACCGAATCTGTATGGAACACGGGATCCCCTTTTCCGTAGTTGAGATGCACTTTACCTACCGGGAGGAGGTCGTCTCATGGATTTGTGAGCACCAGCTAGGGAGGCGAAACATCTCAGAAGAGACTCGGAAATATCTCATTGGCATGCAGTACGAAGCAGCCAAAATAGCAAAGTCTCGTCTTAACCCGACGGGAATCAATCAGTTTTCACCATCTCACATGTCCCCGGATAGACGGAGAAAGCAAGAGCAAACAGAGCTTTCGGCTGGTCATATCACTGCGCAGCGAATCGGAGATCAGAATCATGTTTCATGGAACACAGTAAACAAATATGCTATGTACTCACGTGCAGTTGAAGAGATAAGAAAGAAAGTGCCAGAAGCGGTCTCAAGCATCCTTTCTGGCCAGTACAAGATCTCTCAAAATAACGTAATAGAGTTATCGAAACTCGACCCCGATCAAATCAGGTTGTTTATTCAACGACTTGATTCTCCGCGGCAAGAGTATGTGCAATACAAGAAAACGCGGAGAGAGATCCAAGATCTCGGCGCTGGAACAGCAACAGCAGCACCACCTTCGCCTTCAGTAAAGGATGTTCCCCAATATGATCCAGATGCCGAAATCACCGCATTGACGCTAACGATACCAACCTGGTCTAGCTCAATAGAGCGCGCAAGGAAATCAACTGAACCAGCCCATATATCGGCAAAAGCCAAGGAAAAACTCTCCCTTGCGCTTCACAGTCTGCAGGACCAAATTACACTAACCTTGGATGAATTGGAGGTGGAATAAATGGATGATGCAAACCCCTTCGTTCCTAAAGTCCACTTTGATTTGATTCCGATCAAAAACCTGGTCTCGAATCAAAAATATCAGCGCAACCTCTCTCGCAAACACATAGAGCGGGCTGCTGCGAACTTTGACTTGTGCCAGATAAACCCAGTAAAAGTGAGTCGACGGGACGGGATGAATTACGTCTTTAATGGTCAACATACCATCGAGATCATTGCCCTGGCCTCGGGGTCCCGGGATACACCTGTCTGGTGTATGATCTATGACGATCTGGTTTATCAGCACGAAGCCGACATCTTCGCAAACCAAATGAAGTTTGTAAAAGCTCTCAATCCATATGAGATCTTCAAGGCAAACCTTGAAGCCGGAAACGATGAACAGTTGATGATTCGTGATCTTGTCGAGTCTTATGGGTTGAAGATTAGTCAGAACCGATCACCCGGAAATATCGTTGCAGTATCTGCACTGGAGTCCATTTTTGAGAAATACGGATATCAAGTTCTCAACCGAACCCTGCGACTCTGTATTGGTGCATGGGAGGGAGATGTGAATTCTTTCTCGGCAAACATCATGAATGCTATTGCAAAAATGGTCGCCGTATACGGAGATTCCCTCAATGATGCTGTCTTCAAAGAAAAAGTCGGGGCTGCATCGATTAAAGCCTTAACCCGCACAGCTAAAGAAAGGCGGCCCGGCTTCATGGGTTATGCTGAGGCCATGGTTCTCGAGTATAACGGAAAAAAGAGAAACAATAGTCAGCACCGGTTACGGCTTAATCTGCTATATGTGAAAGAACCGTCGGCTCAGTCTCTTTTTGAGGACGAGGAAGAGGAATATGAAGAAGATGACTTATTCGAGGAGGAGGTGTAATTAAATGCCACGGAAACCGCTAACGCTTGATGACAGGATTAAACGTGCCGAAGCAGCTGTAGCTCAAGCCCGAACCCGGTATGAGGACGCAAAAGCTGACCTGCAACAGCTCAGAGAAGAACGAGAGAATGAGCATCGGGAAGAGATCTTTGCTGCCATTTCACGTAGCAAGTATTCTTATACTGAAATACTGGCTTTTATTCGCGGAGACTCCCCAAACGAGAGCTAGCTATCCGTCGATCTCGGTGCCATCTATAAAACGAAACACTAGCCGGCCGTCATGGAAGGCAGTTATAGAGTCTACCGTTACCAGAAATAGCTGTTCGTCAAATACGGTTATGACATCATCGTTTGCTACCAGTTCAGAAGTGAATCTCCGAATGGCGTTTGCCTTGGCAATCCGTTTATTACGCTGCGTCTCGAGCGCTTCAATCTCAGCATTAATTGCTTCATACCGCTCGACATAGCCTGCATATCGAGCAGAATAATCTTCTTGATCCTGTACGCTATGAGCATTGTTTTCGACACATCGCCTTGTGAGCTCAACTACAATCTCAAGTTCATTTGTCAATTCAGCGATTTGCTTATCGATCTCAGAAGTGTTCGTTAACCGGTCCTGAATAAGCTGGCAATCGTCAACAAGCTCTGTTTTGCTGGAAAGCAGATCATTCCAAATCTTAATGAAGCGCCTTTTTAGATCTTCCTCATCGAGATGAGGCGTGGTACAAAACACATCGCCTTTGAATTTGTGGTTGCATTGCCAGATGACTTTGCGGTACATCGAGTTTGAATGCCACACCTTTGACCCGTAATACGATCCACAGTCTCCGCAGATAATTCTGGCAGAAAAGACGCTCTTCCCACTATATTTCCTGCCCAGGGTTTTCCTTCGCTGCAACTCTGTTTGAACAGCATCCCATTCATCCGGATCAATGATAGCTTCATGACTGTGCTCAATATAGTACTGGGGGATTTCGCCTTCATTTGCCTTTTTCTTCTTTGATAAAAAGTCAACTGTAAAGCTCTTTTGAAGGATCGCAGAACCCTTATATTTCTCATTCGAAAGAATGCTTTCAATAGTGGATGTCTGCCAGCACTTTTTCCCGCTTGGAGTAAGAACCCCCTCCTGGGTCAGTTCCCTTGCAATGCTCCAAGCTGTTTTCCCGCGCATATAATCTGAATAAATCCTACGCACCGTTCTGGCCTCCTCGGGAACAATCTGCGGTAACCCGTCAGGCCCTTTCTCATATCCCAGAAACTGCTTATACGGGAGGCTGACCTTTCCATCTGCAAATCGTTTTCTTTGACCCCAGGTCACGTTCTCTGATATTGATCGGCTCTCTTCTTGGGCGAGGGAGGACATGATTGTCAAAAGAAGCTCGCCTTTTCCATCAAAGGTGTAGATGTTTTCCTTCTCGAAGAAGCACTCACAGCCTGCCTCTTTCAGTTTTCTGATCGTTACGAGTCCATCTACGGTATTGCGGGCAAAACGGCTGACTGACTTCGTAACTATCAGGTCGATTTTCCCGGCAAGCGCATCATTGACCATATCGTTGAACCCCTGCCGGTTTTTGATGCTTGTGCCCGTTATTCCTTCGTCAGAATAGACTTTTACAAACTCCCATTCAGGGTTTTTTCTAATATACTGGGTGTAATAATCAATCTGAGCTTCATAGCTGGTGAACTGCTCATCCGATGCAGTTGAAACACGCGCGTATGCCGCAACCCTCTTCTTGGTTACCGCCATCACCGGTAAGTGTGAAATTGAGTTGAGGGTCGCAGGGATTACAGTGACTGTGCGATCAGTACTAACAGCACTCATTTTTCTTTACTCCATCTTGACATAGCATGCTTCCTGGCGTCCATTTTCATCTCATCGGTCCAGCTTTCAGATCGGGATCGATCTTTCCATTTCACCTCACGACTCTCGCCATTCTTGAAGCAGAAAACCACCCGGTTGCCTGATTCAGCGCGGATTGATGATAACTCGCAGAGATTGATATCGGAAGTTAGCTGTTCCAGTATTGATTCTGGGATTGCTTTGGAAGAGCACATATCTTTGCCAAGGGTATTGTATGTTTTGCAGATCCATATTGGCCCAGCGTGCGTGGTCTTCCTTCTATATGTGTCGCCGCAGCAACCACATTTGATTAAGCCTGAGAACGGGTAAGCTTTTCTCTTGCTCCGGTCCGGGCGGTACTTCTTTGCTCTACGAGCTGTCTCCTGCTGAACTTCATTGAACGTTTCCATGCTGATTATTGGTTCATGTGCGTTTTCAACGTGAAATCGAGGGAGTTGGCCAGTATTTATACGCTTTTTCTTTGTGAGGTGATCTTCCCGGTAGGTCTTCTGCAGAAGCAGATTCCCTGTATAAGTGTAGTTGCGAAGGATTCTCTGAACGCTAGCGATATGCCACGTCATCATTCCAAAACGCGTAGGAACACGATCTTTGTTCAGCTCGTTTGCGATCGCCTGAACGCCTTTCCCTGACAGATACAGATCGAATATCCTGCGTACCGTTTCCGCCTCCTCCGGTTCAATCACATAATGGTCACCTTCGAACCGGTATCCGAGGAGTGTTCGATCGCATGGGATGCCGGCTTCAAAGTTTTTCTTGACTCTCCATTTCTGGTTTTCACTTGCTGATAAGCTCTCTTCTTGCGCAAAAGAAGCAAGAATAGTCAGCATCAGTTCACCTTCGGTGCTAATCGTATGGATATTCTGTTCTTCAAAGAAAACATCGATGCCGAGGAGCTTCAGTTCTCGTACTATGGCTAAAAGATCAACAGTATTCCGAGCAAATCTTGAAACTGACTTCGTAATCACCAGGTCGATCTTTCCAGTCCGGCAATCCGAGAGCAGCTGCTGAAAGCCTGGGCGGCTTTGTTTCGTGCCGGTCAAGGCCTCATCTGAATAAACGCCTACATAAAGCCAGCCTGGTTGTTTCTGTATGAAAGAGCTGTAGTTACTTATTTGCGCGGATAAAGAATGAAGCATTGCATCCTTTTCTGTTGATACTCTCGCATAAGCTGCGACTCTCTTCACTTGGGCCTTGGGCGGGATTCTAAAGTCGACTTTTTCGATCTTTCTTTCCACGGATTCCACCTCCTCAGGTTCGGATATTACCGTAGAAAACACGTATTATCCACTTATTTATCCAAAAATAGTCAACAATGATATCGCATACTTAGCCCGAAGGATTGTATCAATTTCCGAGTATTCTTCCTCAGAGATTATGCCCTCAAGAACCATCTGTTTCACCATTGACATGGCGGTTCGGTAATGAATGATTTTCATTCGAAGCTCATCAGACACTGGCACAATCCTCCTTTCTCCGCGCATCGGCATAGCATCTCCTGCTGCAGTACTGGGCGGCACTCCGAGGTGATAGAAAAGACGCACCACACCACTTACAGAGATGCTGGTATTGTTTCCGATTGATTTCCTGCGGATGCTCCCGCCACCACGATGCTCTACACCGAGAATCACAAAACCTTTTTTTCTTTCGATGAGGGGTTTGAATTACCTGCTTTCCGCAATACTCACATGGTAGTGACTCGTCTGATTGCTTTTTCCTTCTAAGGAAGCTTTTGACCATCTCAGGCTTCAAACCCGTTGCATCGGCGATTCTTTTATATCCCAGTCCTTCACGCTTCAACTCCAAAACTTGTCTTTCCTGACTGCTCGTCATAGTCCTGCCTCCAAATTAATTCTCTCACAGGTAGCTCACGGCTGAGACAAAACCGAACCCCCTAAAATGCAAAAAATCCTCCACTGCCAAAATGACAGTGGAGGACTTGCTTACACAGGAATTTTCAGTTGCTGGCCAGGATATATCACATTTGAGGACAAGCCATTAAGGCTCTTTATTTCTCCGTATCGGGTGCCGCTGCCGAGATATCGCTCTGCAATCGCCCAGAGAGAATCGCCCCTAATAACGGTATGAATGACAGAAACAGATGGTGAAACCTGCTGGTTATCAGGTTCAGCTGCGGCAATCCCCTGTGGGGAGAGATTATCCAGTGCGACCCATGTGTTGATTCCACCCATTGTCACGCCACCGTTTTTCAGTGCCTTCTTTCCGAGTAATACGCACTGCTTGCCACCACGATAATAGGGCTTGCCATTTACTTTGATCTGGGTCACAGTATGAACGTATTCTTGCTTCACCCATTCGGGGATAAATGGCCCTTCTGGATAGTACTGCGTAGCTGACGGCTTTATTTCAACAATGGAACCAAGCTTGATTTCGACATCAGAATCGACAGGATCAGGTTCTTTTTCCGGCTCTTCATCTGGGTTCGGGTCCTGTGGAGTAACACCGTCAGTTTCACTGTAGAGAGGGTGCCCATACCCGGCGATATAGCTGTTTGCCTGGCTATAGGTGTTTTTTCGAACCATGTCAGAGCTGTTTCCCTCGATTGTAACAATAGTCGCATCGTTGACTTCGACAACGATGCCGGTATGGCCGATCTCGCCACCGTACTGGAAAAAGACTTGATCGCCGACCTTCGGGTTGCGATCGTATCGCCCCTTCTGCTGGTAGTATTGTGCTGAGTAGATACACCCGGCACCGAGCGGCCCGCTCTGGCACTGGATGCGCTGGCCTTCGACTGCTCCGTAAGCTTTGAAAAAACACCAGTCGACAAACACATCGCACCAGGCGAACCCGTTCTTGTTGCCATTATAATAGCCCGCGGCAGCAAGGTCGCGGGCGTATTTGGTCCAGTTATTCGAGCCAGTGTTGGCAGCCTTATCATCCAGAGAGGCGTTGGAAGCCTTTTCTTTGTAGCCGAGTTCGGCAAGGGCGATGTTAACGATATCACTCGGTTTGCTCATGGTCATCCTCCTTTTCCGCCCGGTCGTGCAGCTGCTCAAGTACAGCTTTCAGCTTCGCGGGGATCGGCAAACCCAGGTGCGCGGCGTTCTCGATCAGGGATACACCCTCATTGGACAGGTAAAAGAAAATGACAGCAGTGCGCAACACACCGACAGCGCCAAGGATCTGCACGTCCAGCAAATGGCCGACTCCGACCAGTGCGAAGATCAGCACTTTGCGGAAAATGCCCCGGAAGCCGATAGCAGACGAGAGCTTGTGGTCAGCAATCGCGGCCATTACGCCGGTCGCATAATCAAGAACCACGAATGCCAGCAGCGTGTACAGTAGCCCGTCACAGCCGCCGAGGAAATAGCCGAGCCAACCGCCCACAGCGGCGAAGACAAGCTGAATGGTGTTCCAGAATTCTTTCATGTTGTTTTCCTCCTCATAAAAAATAGAGTCGCAACAGCGACTCTTCTTGATTAGTTGTTCCCGTTGATCAGATCAACGAGATGGAATACAT